CCCGCCTCGCTCTTCATGCCGCCCCGCTCCTCCACACCTTCTTTTCAGCTGCCCGTAAGTTTGAAGCCTCCTCCTGCGGCGATCCTGACGCAGCATACGCTGAAGAGATGGTTGCTAAAGAGGCATAATGAAAACAATCGACACCCTAGTGCCTGACATTTACAAGTTTATCAGTGGCGAAGTTCCAGCAGCCACTACGAACAACAATGTAAGTGTCAGCTATGACAAGTGGATGAATCCACGATCTTCTGCTCGGGAGAAGAACATTCTGTACTTCAGCGAAGTTGGTGACCCCTGCCCACGTCGCCTGTGGTACAAATACAATTCTCCTGATATTGCTGAGAAGCATGACGGCAACACACTGCTCAAGTTCTTCTATGGCGACATTCTAGAAGAGCTTGTGCTCAACGTTGCAGAGGACGCTGGTCACAGCGTTACTAGTAAGCAAGAGCGTGTGCTGTATGAAGTTGGTAACGGCTGGTATGTTCGTGGTCGCATTGACGCTGTCATTGACGGCGTTGTTGTTGACGTAAAGAGCACTACCAAGTATGGCGAAGAGAAGTTCAAGAACAACCTACAAGAGGATCCATTTGGCTACTACCAACAATTAAACGGCTATGCTACTGCTCTTGGCTATGATCATGCTGGCTTTGTTACTATTCAAAAGGAGCTAGGCCACATCAACTATTATCCTATCGAAGTAAACAAGGCGCTATTCAAGCTGCAAGCTGACCATGCTGTAGAGACTGTGTCACAGGCTACACCCGACAGCATCCCACGGCTAGACCCCGTGCCAGCTAGCAAGACCAGCAAGAACAGCAAGCTGTGCACATCGTGTAGCTATTGCCCTTACAAGAAACAATGCTGGCCTGAGATGCGTACATTCTTGTATGCTAGTGGCCCAGAGTTCCTAGTAAATGTTGTGGATGTTCCACGAGTTCAGGAGATTGTATGAAGATCGAGCTGCCCTATTCTTTAGCAGACGAGATTGTGTATCAGAATCTAGTGGAAGCAATCGGTACGCTAGAAGAGCCATTGACCGACATGCCTATGTGGTTTTCAAATGACAAAGCGAAAGACGATGCTGCAGTTGCACATTTAATTCACTGTATGAAAGTAGTTGCAGACTACTACTCATACCATTTTCAACCAAAATATTTTGACTACAGTAGCGCAAAATGAAAGTAATCAAAGAAGGATATGTTCTGTACAACCTAGTATGCGATAAGTATGTCTGCATGCAGAACACACAGACACCTAAAGTGTATGCGTCAAAACAGAAAGCTATTGAAAGCGCAGGTTATCGCTATGTAGATAACAGCCCAGAGTTTAAAATTGAGAAAGTATTTTTAGTAATAGGAGAAGATGATGACAACTAAGCAATTTTCGTTTTCGTACTCATGCCACGACGAACCAGAAGACGTTACGTTTGACGACATTGAGTACCCCCATTACAAGCGAATCAATCACGACGTGTACTTCACTGACGACACTCGCTGGCCTGACGTACTGCGTGAGTTCGGTAAGTTCCTAGATGCAACCGGATACGTCGGTGCCTACGAACGCATTGAGAAATTCATTGAGAAGAACGACGCTGCCCTTTACAAATTCCTAGAGGAAGACGATGAAGATACTAGTAATCCCGGATTGTCAGATTAAAGATGGCGTTGCTACTGATCATCTCGATTGGGCTGGTCACGCTATCGCTGATTATCGCCCTGACATTGTGGTTAACATGGGAGACTTTGCAGATATGCCAAGCCTATCCACTCACGATGTCAAGGGTAGCAAGTACTTTGAAGGACTGCGATACAAGAAAGATGTAGATGTGGCGAAAGCCGCTATGCAGAAGCTTCTCGCACCCCTCAGAGAGTTGCAGGATAAGCAGAAGAAGAACAAGGAAAAGGTGTACAAGCCCCGCATGGTTATGCTGCTTGGTAACCACGAGAACCGCATTGATCGTGCCATCAACAACAACCCTACACTAGAGGGTTTAATCTCAACTAAGGACTTATGCTATGAACGAGATTGGGAAGTACATCCATTCCTTCACCCTGTTTTCATCAATGGTGTCGGTTTCAACCATTATTGGCCTGTTGGAGCTATGGGTAGGCCCGCTGGTACTGCTGCCGCTATTATTAGTAAGCTCCACATGTCTTGCATTGCTGGTCACCAACAAGGAAAGCAAGTAGCATACGGTAAGAGGGCAGACGGAAAACCAATCTGCTCCATCATTGCTGGCAGTTATTACCTACACGACGAGAGCTACATGGATCAGCTATCCAACAAACATTGGCGCGGCCTTGTAGTTCTCAACGAAGTTAACGACGGTCACTTTGATGAGATGTTTCTTTCAATCGAATACCTAGGCAAACGCTATGGAAAACTACAACACCAAACTAAGGAAGGTTAAGCAGTTTATTGAAGAGAACTTTGACGATCCCGTAGAGCTAACCATTGCTCTCGGGTTGTCAGTAGAAGACTTCATTGTTCTGCTGCCTGATGTGCTAGTTGCCAACTACGATAAATTTTTTGAAGACGATGACAACCTTGAAGAATACTCGCGTGAAACTGAGCCGTACAACTTTGGATCAGGAGAGGATTGGGAAGACCCGGAAGCGAGAGATTATTAATAGCGAAAAGAAACGCGATTGGGAAACGGAGCTAAAAGATTATGAGCGAGGTCAACTTAGTATGGACGACACCGAATGGGGAAAATCTGATCGCTTACATGGCGCGGGTTTCAAATCCTAGCAATCAGGACAATCCAGACACCGCTAACAAGCTTCTCAAATATCTAGTGCGTAACAAACATTGGAGTCCCTTTGAGATGGTTAACGTATGCATGGAAATCACCACGACACGAGACATTGCTAGGCAGATCTTGCGTCATCGTAGCTTCAGCTTTCAGGAGTTTAGCCAGCGTTACGCAGAGGCTAGCGACTTTGAGTTGAACGAAGTACGACGACAAGACCACGTAAACCGCCAGAACAGCATTGATGTTAATCCTGCAATCTCTGATGAGGATCGACAGCTAGCCTACTGGTGGGAAGGTGTGCAGAGTAAGGTGCTTAACGACGTAGGGTTTCTGTACAATAGTGCACTGGATAAAGGCATTGCCAAGGAAGTAGCACGTAAGCTGCTGCCAGAGGGAATGACTGTATCTAAGATGTACATGAATGGTACACTACGCAGTTGGATTCACTATGTAGAGCTACGCACTGATGCAGCTACACAGAAGGAACACCGACAAGTTGCTTTACAATGTAAGGATGTTCTGGTACAATCCTACCCTTTTCTGGAGGAACTATGGCAGCGTGGTTAATTGCAGTTATCGGTGTTGTGTATTTGGTAGTTGCAGTTAACCTACTGCTTACTAGTAAGATTGGTCTGGGCATTGCATTCATTGGGTACGCCCTAGGTAATGTGGGCCTGTACATGGAGGCTTTGAAGTGAAGACAATTGTTCACGTAAACCAACACGTAATTAAGTCTAATAGGAAAAACAACCAGACAGATCCTGTACTAACTGTTAAGACATACAAGAGCAATGTGTACGCACAGAGCGTTGTAATTAACGGCCCATGCAAGATTGTCTACAGTCCAGACAAGCCACTATCGTGTGGTGCACATGTTTGGATTGAAACAGAATCGGAGGTAGTGTGTGATTAGCGAAGTAGATATTAACGATATGAAGGCGTTGTATGACTTGGATAATGGAACGTATTTCAAACTGGCTCCTACAGGTATCGTGCAAGTTCCAACTGCAAGTAACAAATTTCACTTCTCAGGGGTGTATAAATTTCTTGGTATTGATGGAATGTATAGCCGCTGTCTTGACGAAGCTGGGAATCTTCACCACTTTGCAGCGTGGACTAACGTAATTCCGTGGAACGAGTGAGGAACGACGGGGAGTGGACAGAGGGACGCTACAGATCATTCATTACTAGTACGCTACGTGGTGGTATGAGACGGTGGCCCCCTAAGTGGAAGGCACTGAAGAAGGCAGAGTTAGGTAGGAAGACAAACAAGAAGACAGGGAAGCTAGCCATGCATTACCTGTGTGGCATGTGTAAGGAAGAGCACACAGCCAAGGACGTACAAGTAGATCACATTCAGCCAGTAGTAGACCCTGCTACTGGTTTTGTTTCTTGGGACTTGTACATTGATCGTTTGTTTTGTGAGAAAGATAACCTGCAAGTATTGTGCACCAAGTGCCACAAACTAAAGACAAAGGAAGAGAATGAATCTACGAGAGTATCAAGAGCTAGCAGCAAGGTTCGCACTACCGACAGCCCTAAACCGCGAGTATCTAAGCCTAGGGCTAGTAGCAGAAGCCGGGGAAGTAGCAAGCCTAGTAGCAAAAGCAGTGCGGGACAGCGACGGGAACCTAAACCGAGAGTCGTTAAAAAAAGAGCTGGGTGATGTGCTGTGGTTCGTTGCTGTGCTAGGCCAGCACTACAACATTGACATGCTAGACTTAGCAATGGGCAATATTAATAAACTACGCAGCCGTGCAGTGCGTGGTGTTATTGGAGGAAGTGGAGATGACCGATAATACACAGTCGGAAGAGTTCTGGGTGCACCATGTTGTCAAGGATTTTGACTACATCGTTAGCAGCGGGAAGTACCCAGATACGTTTTATGAGATGCTGTCAGAAGAAACAAAGACCAAGTTGTTAATCCTTGCAGCAGATAAAATTTATGAACGGACAATCAATGGTAATGGCTATTAGACTATTGACAGGAGTTGCTCTAGG